CGAGAAGTTTTCTCGCCGCCACTTTGGTGTTATCCGCTAATTTATTTACATTTGCTAAACTTCTACTATAATAATAACTTGTCATTATTTATCATCCTTTCGTGGTTCTGTATATTCTTGCGCTTGAGCGCTGTCCTTGCTACCCGCAGTCGTAGGGTCAATAATTAAACCCCACGCCGCAAATACACCAGTAATAACTGTAATCAGTTGTTTTAACAACTCGTTATAATCCCATGTTACGTTAAAAACGAGCAACACAGCTTGAATAATAAAGAAAACCGCTGCTATCATCGCAATCACCCATGTTTTGTTTTTGAATCGTACTTTCCAGTTAATTTTCATTATTTTTCCTCCTTCTCAGTTTTCGCTATATACTTCCAAATCGCTTTATCCTCCCGCTTCAATAAGGCGATTTCTTTATCATGATCGTTTTGCTTCTCTCTTAAGCTGATGCGGTCTTTTTTGCTTTCTGACATTTCTTCTCTCAGACTATTTAATGTAATGTCAAGCGAATCAATCATGTTTCTCAAAGGTGCGACTAGCGCCCACCTAATCACAAAACCCACAATAGCGGCTATTAGGCTGATTAACGCTATTAACTCGCCTACGCTCATCCCTGCTATTGATATACTCCCCAGTGCCAATTTTCATCATCCCATCTGTTTTTGACATAAAAAAAGCCTATTCGGCTTCAATCTAAAATATAAAATAATTGATTTAACGCGAAATACGTAATACTTGTATCCGCAGGTATAAATCCCATCGCGTTACTAGATGATGCATGCACTCGGCCGCCGCTTGACTTGTTTGTCGGTGCATAAGCCATCGCTGTTTTTGTTGTTTGAACTTCAAAAGGAACAGACGCAAAAGCGTTATTTGTAGAGGTCCATGCGGTTGATTTTTGTACTTGTCCTATGAAAAAGGCGATTCTAATACCGAAGATGCAAATAATTCTAAATTGAGGAGTATTCCCTTCCGCTGTTGAATATCCAGAGTTTAATATTAAATCTTGCCATGGTGTTGTATAAAACGAATCTGCGTCAATGGATAGCTTTATATTTCCGTTCTCATTAAACTGTAGCGATTTTCCGGTCAAAATAGAGCTTCCTAAACTGCTCTCTCCATTTACATCAATTAGTTTTTGAGCTACTTTGTATCCTCCCAACGTGCTTGTGATGCTCTCTAAAACTGTTGAGCCGATACCTGTAGGCAAATAGGAAGTTGAATTAAATCCGTCATCGTTCATTTTCACAATGCCTGTATACAGGTTATCATCACTATCTTTGTAGTTTATGTTATGAATAAATTCAGTACCTGTGATACTGCCACTTTTGACGTCTCCAAGTTCTGCCGTAATAGCTGAAAGTTTGCCTATTCTTAGAGCATTATAATCTAAGGGCAATTCTTCCCAACTATTTCCGTTCCATGTGTATACCCCGACGATTGTTTTAGTATTTTCATCTATTTTAAACCAAGTATCTCCTTTTAGCGGATTACTTGGCTGTGTTTTATCAAAGACTGGTTTATGATTAGCACTTGATTCTACTAATGCGTTATTAGCAGTCGTTATCGCTTCATCTATTTTTTGACTAGTTTCCGGGTCAGCCTCTTTGATATTCAATGTTTGACTGACCCATTTTTCTCCATCCCATCTTCGTAGTACATTAGGTGAGGCACTACTATCCATCCACAATAAATCGGTGGTTGGGTTTAACGGCGCTTCACCAGCTACTATTGCATCATTAATATCTGTCAATGTTATTTCCGCTGCTGCTCTAATTGTCATCATCCATCATCCTTTCTTCTGGCATAACATAAATTCGGTTATATCTTTTACCTCCATCACCTTGCCCTAAGTTCAATTGCATCATTCTCTTTCCATTTGCATCAATAAATGGATAAGCCCCTTCGCACTCGTTAGTTGAGCCCTGTACAGGATAGTATTTTTGTTGAAAAACATGATGATAAACTAAACTATTGCTTACCATATCCCAGCACCAAAGTTGGTTTTTATCAGTGCCTGTAAAACTCCCTCCTGCTGACAAATACGCATATGGAAACATTACATGCATTCCTTGCAATGTATATAAAGTAGTTGTAAATACGCAATCTTTTGTCCGAAATGTATACAGAGGGGCTATTCTCCCGGCAAATAAATCAGACTTTTTACAAACATTAATTGTTAAATTTGAAACGCCTGGACTCATAACTACGTAGTCGCTTGTTTGGTCGTATGTCACGCGGAATCCGTCAGGTGCTTCAAGTTTAAATGCCATTGAGTCGTCATAAAACTGTTCTTTGAAAGAGACATATTTAAACATTGCTATCGCCTTCTCTGCCTGTGGCAATGGTGTTACATAATAAGACCAAATGTGAGTCTCACCAGATGTAGAATCCACACCAAACATAGTCCCATGACCTCCACCGAGAGCCCACATCATATCGACAAAAGTACCATCAAGTGTAGTTCTATAAATGTTATAAGATTGTTGCCCACCGACTTTACTTTTTTTACTTCCGTAATATTCTTGTGACCAGTAAATATAGCCATTTTGCACATCTATTTGCGCACATTGCATAACCGATAAATTCACTTCTACCCCCGCGGGAAATTCACGTGGTAGTTCTGCAAACAGGTAACCTTGCCCTTCATTAATCATAAGAATACTAGCTTCACTTCCTTGATTAACCGAGCATCTAATAGTTGCATTGATAAAAACGTCTTCTCCAGAGATATTAACAACATTACCAGCTCCTGCATGTTCATTTTCCCAAGCTAAATCATGTGTACCGTCATTGTTTATTTTCTCCCAGATAAAATCGCCACGTTCTATGTTGGTCGTAATATTTAGTTTCCCATCATATACTCTTGCAATGAGTTGTGTTGTTCCAGCATTATTTTTAAAAGTAGAACCATTTGTACTAAACAGTTCTACTTTCCACGTCTTCGTTTCTTCTATTTGTTTTTTAGCTTCTTCAATTTGCGCTTGGAGTTCCCAAATAGCCAGCGGTGTGACGTTTTCTAATTCGATGTAATCACCAAGTACAACCTTATTTTTAGACGGATCACTAAAAGAAGTTGTCTTTTCTATGATTCTTGCAGATAAAGTTATATCCATATCCAAATCGACTACTCTCACTGTGTCTCCAAGTGTGACTTGGTGTGGCTCATACCCTAACATCTCTGCTAGTAATATCACGTCTACCTCATACGTGGATAAAGGATGATTAACTTTTTCAAGTTCTAGTATCGCCCAATCTTTTAAAGCTTGCGCGTTTGTTATTGTATCTTTTGTTATGACCCCTTTTAAATATTCTCTGCCATCGTTATACAACCAGTTCGCTTCATCATCATAAATGTAATTTAAACCATCGTTTACTGATTTAATTGTCAGCCCATCTTTCCCAATCGGAATGAGAGCAGTGTACATCGTTTTATCAGTTGTAATTCGTTTAAGACCTTGAATGTCTCTTGCGTACTCAAATCGTTTCGCAGTATTGTTGCCTCGTTCGTCAACTAAATCAAATTTATAATTAATGATTTGACCGCCAAAGCTCTCCACGTAAGCATCAATTTCTGCTTTATACTCTGAAATAACTTGTTGTAATCCAGCTTGCGCAGTTATATTGTCTGCAAATTCAATAGTACGTATTTGCCCAACAAATTCTCTTTTACCAATTGACCAGCCTGTCTGTTGTAAAATGTATTCAAGTGCCATGTCTGCTCTTATATCAGTTAGCACTTTATTAGATATAATTGTTGCATTTAAATCATAAATAAATGCATTTTCTGCTGTGGCTTTAATGTATCGTCCTTGCATATTTAACCCGTTCTCAGCTTCATAAATACGAAATAATCGTAACTTAGCTTGTTCGTCTTCAAACAAAATATAATTACCTTCGTGAATATGTTCAGCCATTTCATGTTCTGCGGGGATGGTAACGGTGTATGTGTCATCAAAGTTTTCAAGTTTCTCATTTCTCTCATCATCCCAAAAAGGACACGAAAAAGGCATGTCATTTGATAACACGCCTACAGTAATTCTTTGTCTGTTCAATACAGTTAACATATTTCCCCTCCTTCCTCAATAAGTCGTTGGTCTATATTCAATAGACCAGTCCGCTCCTTCGCTGAAAGCCACCGGAGTTTGATAGCCACCAAAAAACGAAGGAAAAGAACTCCCAATCGCTAGATTTTCCATGAACACTGAACCATTTTTCATAATAACTCCAGCTTCGCAGTCAATCATTATCTCATCCCCTGCATGAATTATGACCTCCGGATTATTTTTCACATCTTCCTCTGGATTAACTTTTTGTACAACTAAGTCGCAAAAAACAACATCGTTATCTTTATATGTCTGATTATTGAAGTCTTCTGTGATATCCATTTTTGCCATATAAATGCCGATGCCCGCTAATTTAGTTGGAAATTTATTATTTGAGTCTTTCCATTTATAGGTTCGTTTCCAAGCTTGACTACCTTTATCATTCAATTTAACTATTTCCGCAATAAACAACTGTCCACGCTTTTCAATAGAAAGATTAAAGTAAGCATCTGAAAATTCATTATAGTTATTTCCAACCTCATACGTCGTATTTATTGTTTTCCAAACTTGCTTAGTCTTTGTTTTACCTTTTTCTGTATACTTCACTGTTTGTTGTACTTTTTTTGAATAAACCACTTTCGTATTCTTTTTCTTAACTACTTTTCCCTCAGTTGCAGCAAAAAGATACCTGTCTTTCGTTGTCCTCCCAATTTCTAATCCCAAATTCATAGCTCGCCCGTTTTGGGCATCTTTAATCATAAATTTACCCATGCGTTTGCTATCTTTGTCTAACAAATACAATTCTATTTTTGTTCTAGCGCGCGGGTATTTTTGAGTAATATTTGCTAATCGAGCGGTGACTTTCCAATTGTCTAATTCTGACGTCAACATTCGTTTCATTACAGGACCTCTCCACGATTTGTATGGCGCGGTTTCTGTTTTTTCACCATAGGAATTTACACGAATAGTATTGATAGTCTGTTTAAAAGAACTTGTTTTCGCAGGCTTACCATTTTCTAATTCCCAAGTAATATTACTTTGCCCAATGCCATCCCACAACGTCATGTCATTTGCTCTATCGGACAACACGTTCTCATACATTTTCACAGCTGTTTGTCCTGTATCGGGGTCAATATCAGCCCCTAAAAATATATAATCATCATCTGTTGCAAATGATAGACTAGTTAAATCTTCAGTCGCTATCGCATGAATAATTGGACTTGTTAATTGTGAACCTTCTACTTCAATAATCGCTGGGCTTTCGCTCACAGTGATTTCTCTTTGTTCCCCATAAGCTCGTGGATCACTACAAACAAATGTAATAGTTGTTGTATAATTATCTGTCTGTAATTCTGTTAACTCTGCCATTTGGGCAAAATGACCGTAATAAATCCATTCTGGTTCATCATCAAAGATTATTTCGCTTTCAAAACTATTAGTTTGGATGATTAAGTTATTAAGATCGTGTGCTATTTCTACTCGTTCAGTTTCCGATTTCCCCATAAGCGTAATATTAATGTCAAAGCTTCTAGTACCGACGGAATTCCCAAAAAAGTACCCACCAATTTTGGCAGGTACTTCTTGCATATTCTCAGAGATATTGATTGCATTTCTTTTAATACTATTAACAACTGCTGGAATGTCGTTACTATGAATTCCGGCATACGTAAATCCTATTTTTGCCACGTTGTTCTAACCCCCTGTACTCGGTCTTTACGACTTATACGATTGTTCTGCGTTTTTGTAATTACAGCTTCTACCAACTTCCCAACTTTATCGACATCCAGATACACATCGCTATTTTTTTGAAGTAGTTGCATTAAAATCTGGTTCTGTTGTTGAAGCAGTAATACCATTTCAGAGTTGTCAGGACTATTGACAACAACACTTCCTCCATCGTTTATTCCAATGATTTCTTTTGTTTTTTTAATTAATTGAACTGCTCGGTTTTTTCGAGTAAGGGGAATGACGACCTCTGGCTTATTGTTCTCAGCAACTTCTATCATTTCATTTTTGTTTACAAAACCACCGTTTGCAAATCGACGATGTCCTCGTGGTCCCCAACCTCGTTTACCATAGGGAAGGTCATTTCTCCATGACGAGTTATTGAAGAATGCCAGCAACTGGTCATAACCAGAAAATATATTGTTATGCCCTTTCATTCTATATGCATTGAATGTTTGTGGTATATATTGAAGCAAACCTTTAGCCGGGTTGCCTGATAATGTATTAACATCCACAACAGCAGATGACTGAGTTATTTTTTCATTCCCGCCAGACTCACGATGAATTTGTGCTATAATCCCTTTTAATTCACCACCGGACAAATCCACTTTCATGGCTAGAGCAGCTTTCTTAATAACACTAGACCACGCCGAAGCACCTTTCCCAGCCGGTCCTGCCACTGGCGCCGTTTCTTTAAAACCAGACAGCATTTTTTCTAGAGGTGAACCGATACTGTTTTTCAAATAGTTCAGCACATCGGAACCTAAATTTCCATCGTTCCCCATTTTCACGCCTGCAGATAAACCACCAAAAAGTTTATTTAAATTTTTGATAGGATGCGCTGCCCAATCGAATGCTTTTTTAGAAAAATCAACTACTTTCCCAGCTACAGCTTTTGTTCCATCCCATGCGTCACTTAAAAAATCATTAATGGATGAATTCCCATTCGCAAAGCCAGGCAATGTTTTACCAAGTCCGCCTTGCATGACTTTTTTTGAATCTGCATGATTCAAAATTTTAGTACCTGGCGCAACATGCGTTATTTCTGCACCATTTGCACCTAAAATTTGTGCTTGTGCTTTGCGTTTATTATATGCAATCTCAAATCCTTCTTCGCCAGCCATAATTTGTCCGGATGCATTATTAGAACCTGTGTAATCCATTGCAAGGTTACTACCGTAGGAAGTTCTTTTGCTAGTATTTATTTTTTTTGTGTCATTATTATAACCTTTTGGCTTCCATTCTGGTATGGTAGGTAAACTAAAGAATTTTAATACTTTATTTATTCCACCGGTGACAGAGTTAATCACACCCGCTAAATTAACTTTAAAATTATCCCATTTCGATAATGATTGACCTGTTTCCCAGTCAACTTGGTTTAAATGACCAGTAGCTTGTGATTGAGCTTGACTGACTACTTGTTCATGCATTTCAGTTGCCGCTTTTACGGTTTTATTCTTTTGGCTCCTAGCTTTTTTTACAATATCATCATGTTGCTTTTTCGTAATAGTTCCATTCACATAATATTCTTTGTCAGCAGCAGCAACTACATCCTTATATTTCTTGTTAGCTTCTTTTACTGCTTCATCTTTTGCTCTCTTCGATTCGCTAACCACTTTTGAAGCTTGTTCTGTACTTAATTTCCCACTACTGTCTTTCAGTTTTCCTAAAATTAATTTTTGCTCTTTTGCAGACTTACTCAAAGAACTAACCACTGCTGTTTCTTGTTTTTTAGCAATTGTTTGAATTTGATTGCTATAACTTTGATTACTAGCTTTTCGTTGATTTGCAGCATTACGTTTGATGCTCGTAATTTGCTGTTCCTCTGAAGCGGTTAAAACTCTGCCTTCTTTTGCCGCTTTGTCGTTAATAGCTTTTATATCCGCTTTTTCCTTTTTAGTAATATCTGCATTTTTGGCTGCCATGTCTTTATTTAATTTCTGGATTTTTTCGTTGTTTTTCTTCACTTCATCTAATGACAATTTTTGTATTTTTGCTTGCTTCTCTTTAACCGCTTTTATGTCTGCTTCTGATAACATGCTATTCTTTGACAAAGTATTTAAATTCTTATCAGTACTTTTCTTAGTCTTCTCAAAGGATTTCTCGACTAGTACAACCATCCCATTATAATTTTTGCTAATTTTAGCAGATGTTGATTTAGTGATTACATCCCCAGACATTTCTAAATACTTCAATTCAGAGATTGCGTTTTGAGACATAGTTTTATAAGAATTTACATTTTTTGCTGTATCTTTACTAATACCTTTTCCGGAAATATCCGTTTTCAAAGGATTAGCAAACACATCTTTTATAGCCGCATATCCTGCTTTCGCCATTTTAATTTGATCGTTAATTTGATTAACCGGATTCAATAAAATAGGATGTTCTTTTGCTGAGAATGAAAGTGCCTCCCAAATTAAATCGAATTTAGCTTTATATTCAGGTATTTCCTTCTGTATTTTTTTACCAAACGCCTGCCCAAATTTAGTACCAGCAATACCTCCAACTGCCGCACCTATCGCGGTTCCGATTCCAGGGGCAATTGCTGTTCCGATTGCCGCGCCAGCTGCACCTCCTGCTAAACTTCCGGCAGCACTACCAGCTTTATCCCCTGCATTTTTTTTATTAATACCAATAAGTTGTGTAGCAGCTAGTGCAGTACCTAAAACAGGGACACCTTTACCTACTTTTCCGGCTGCTCCAATGTACTTACCAATACGTCCACCTTTACTGTACATTGCAATATCTTTTGCATAATCAGCCGATTTAGCAGCTCCTTTTAATCCAGCGCCTTTCTTTCCGCCTAGACCGATTAGATTACCTAAACCATTGATCAAGCCTTTACCTTTTGTACCTTTGCCCACAGTGCTCATTGCGGCACCGTCAGCTCTGGATATTATAGCGTTTTCTGTAGCCGCCACTGAATTTTTTGCTAATGCGGCAGTTAATTTTTTTACATTATTTATTGCAAATGCCGCGCCTTTTGACATTGCACCTAATCCCAACGCAATTGGTCCAAATGAAGCAGCCAACAATCCAGACATAACAATAAACTTTTTAGTGCTTGGAGATAACTTCCCAAATTCTTCAGTCCATTTTGTTAAACTTTTTACTATAGGCGTTACCGCTGGCAGTAACTCGTTTCCTAAAGTAATCCCTAATACTTTTAAACCAGATTGGAATTTTTTAACATTTGCTGCGGCTGTTTCGTTCATTGTCTTTGCCAACTTATGTGTGTATCCATCGGCATTTTTAGTTTCGTTTGTAAGATTTCGTAACGCGTCGGCCCCTTGATTAACTAAAATATTTACTCCGGTCTGCGCTTCTGTTCCAAATGCTTGTGCAATTAGCGCTGTTCTTTGCGAATCAGTTAAATCTTCAGTATTTTTTTTAATTTTATCTAACAAGTCAGGAAGAGTAAGGCTTCCTTTTTGAAAAGCCCTAAACGAAATTCCTAAAGCATCAAAACCTTCTACGTTCTGTTTAGAAGGTTTTAAAAGTCTAGTCAACATTCCACGTAAAGCAGTCCCAGCCTTTTCTCCTTCTATACCATTATTCGACATCAAACCAATTGCAGATGCTGTTTGCTCCAAACTAATATTCAATCCGTGAGCAACAGGTCCAACATATTCCATAGCTGTCCCCATGTCACTGAATCCGGCCGAAGTGGCGTTTGCTACATAAGTTAAGGAATCCGTAACACGTTGTGTGTTTTTCAGTGTTCCTTCTGTAGATTCAACTTTCAATCCATATTGCTCTAGAATTGAGGTACTGTTTTTCATAACTGTATTAAAATCGTCACCAGAAGCTTTTGCAGCATCCAAAATGGAGGGCATTGCTCCAAGAGTTTGCTCATAGGAGTACCCTTTTTTTATGATTTCCTCCATACCGTTATTTATGGAATTTGTGGATACGCCATACTCGACAGCCCATTTCTTGGACGCTTTAGAAAGTCCGCTTAATTGAATTTTGAGTTCTCCTGAAGATAATGTTCCATTATTTAGCAAAGCAGACATCCCTTGTATCTGATTGTTGAATTCAACAGCTGATTTCGTCGCCGCCCCAAAACCTGCAAGAACTGGAGTAGTAACCCCTAATGTCATTTGTCTACCCACTCTTGTGCTTTTATTACTAATTGATTCCAACTTCTTTTGATACTGATCAAGTTGCTGTGTCATCTTACCGAACGGAGAAGATTTAATTGCTTGTTCTCTTCTTAATTTCTTGAAAGCTTCGGTTGTAGTATCGACTTTACGCTGTAAATTATTATAAGAGGCTGTTTCTTTGTATACAGCCTTTTGAGCATTCGTCAATGACTTAGGCATATCTTGAAGTTCTTTATTCAAGTTGTTATAGGCTTTTTCGTTTGTCTTAACTTCTTTTTCTGCGGCCTTGAGTTCTTTTGTCGTTGCTGTGCCAGAGGTCTGTAGCTGCTCATAACGTTTTTTTGACTCAGTTAACGTTTTATTAGACTCTTTCAACTCTCCATTTAAAGAAGCATTTCGTTTTTCTAAATCTTTAAAATCGTTTTTAGTTTGAGAAACCATTTTGCTTTGAACAGATAACTTTTTATTAAGACCATCTAGCTCTGTTTCATAACGAGATAAAGTTTTTTCTCCCTTTCCAAATGCCGAAAGATTCGCTTTCATTTCGCTGTTCACAGAGCCGAGGGTCCGCTTCAACCCTTTCATTCCCTCGTCCACTCTAGTAGCATCTAGGTCTAGGTTAATCGACAATCCTTGAAGTTTATTCATTATTTACCCCCTTCCTCAATTGACATCTTGATATTGTGATACAAAGTCAACAAGTGAAACTTTGTTGTTTTCTGATTTTGCTTCTTCTTTTTCGATTATCAGACGACATAACTTCTTATACTCTTGATTATCTGTTTCTCGAATTGTCCAGCCATACTCTTTCATGCAGTAACGCCTAATTGCATCGAGATCGGACAAAAACTCGGTAAGCGTTATTACTTTGCTTCCTCATCTCCACCATCTTCATCCTCGTACTCATCTGGTGAAATCTCCCGAAAGACAGACACCAATGTATCGTTTAATTTCTTCGAAGGAATATTTTTTTTAAGAAAATCTATTGTAATGTTTTCATCATCAAATAATTTCACAATAAATTTTAATTGCATTTCCAAAATTGTCGTTTTCTTTGGATCATCAGAAGTATTGATGTATTCTCTAATTTTTTCTTGTAGTTTCCAATATTCTTCTAATTCAATTACAGATGTATCTTCTCTCTCATACAGCTCTTTCTTTTTTTCTTTTTTATTAAATATTTCTAGTTTAATCACTATTTTCTCCACCTTTTTTATGATTTTGGTCAACAAAAAAAGAGTAGGATTTCACCTACTCTTAAAATATTTTATCCTTCTGGTACTACTGGTGTTTCAACAAAACCAGGAAAAGCCATGTTGTAAATTTTATCTCGGAATTCTTCGCCCACAGCCATCGCGAAAACGTCCCCAGCATCATTATAAACAAATTCACCAGTGAGACTAGTTGCTTCAGGTTCCTTTGGTTTGTTCTCAGATGTGTTTAATTTAACGTCATCTTGTCCATATTTTCCTTTTAATAAAGCAAAGAACACCGGCTCCCCTCGCAACGTTTCACTTTCCATCACGCATGACGCATATGGTGGAGCAGTGTTTTTCCCTACAGTTACAATACCATCTGCATTCTTTTGACGACCTAATAACTTCTGTCCTAATTCAAATGGAAGTTCCATGATACCGATTGTTTGCTTAACATCGCCAGAACCTTTTTTGGAAATGTAGTATGGACCGTTCGAAGCGAAAACTTTAATAGCTTCAGCATCAAGACCAGAAATATCAGCTTCAACCGTACCACCTTTTTTATTCTTACCATTTACTTCTACTTTTTCTGTTACCTTTTCGTCTTTTTCATCATAAATTCCAAAAGTTGCTTTTTCAAATCCGATTGTTGTAATCATTTATTTCACTCCTATTATTTTTTATTGATATAGTTTGTAGGGCAATCCGCTATATTTTCGTGCATCTACAAATCGCCCTGTTTCTGGAAAATATTCATCTAAACCACCAGCGAGTTGTCCAAATCCTATTTGTTTCATTTCTTTTCTAACTTCGTCTTGTATTTTTTTTACTATTAATCTGTCGTTAGATTGCACATCAATTTGTACTAAAAAATCTTCCATCCTGGATTCATTACTGGAAAAATTAGTTGGTATTGGAACATCTAAAGGTATTATTAACAAGAAGGTTTTTGTAGAATCACCTGTGCCTGGAAAATCATAATATTTAATTCTCTCTTCGCAAGTAGTGTGAATGATATCGTTTTTACTTAATGTTGTATATATGACATTCAAAATATCAATCATAGTTTATCACCTATTTTCTTCTGTACAATTGCCCTATAAGCTCTTTCAGATATTCTTAGTGATCTCGCAATACTACCTGTTCCTGCTGGTGTGATTTTTTTACCATTCCTTGTATAACCATATTCGTTGAGATGAATTATTTTGTACCTGTCTTTAGGACCTTTCCAGTCAATCTTTATACTTCTTACCCCTTTGTCATACGAAGGTTTTTCTATATTAATCTCATCAATCGATGCACCTGTGTCTTTAAATTGAACAAATTCACTTTCAAGTGTTTTTGCTACAAGAGTAGCACCTGCAATTAAAGCAGGGTCTACTAATTGCGGCAAGTTTTCTCGTCCAAATAAACTGACTAACTGTCTTTCCAACTCTTCTACTCCAGTAACTTCTACACTCATGTTTGAACCCCCAGAAGTATATTTACAAAGCGATTATTTTGCAAGTCTGGGCTAACATCAATCACATTAAATCTTTTGCCCAAATAACGATAATCTAATATTTCTACATAATGTTTGTTACTAACTGTATACTCACCTTTAGTGTCTCGAATATTAATTGTGACAGCTTCTTTTGTTCCCGTGCCATGTAAAATTTCTAAGTCCTTCATGGATGGTTTATAAACTTCTGCAAAACATTCAAAAAGGGTAATCTTTTCTATTTCACCTGGTTCAGGACCACTTGCCGGCTGATATTCAAAAAAAACAACCGGAGTACGTAAATCCCCGCTCTGAACTTTTTGAGGTTTAAACTGAAACTTCATCAGATTCACCACTTTCAGCTACATAGAGAGAGAAACCTAAGCTAGTTATTTGTGATTGAAAGTTTTCATTGAAGAATTCTATCGAATCATTATACGCGTATCTAGTACGATCAATGACCAATTCTCTTGCCCTAACATGTTCATCTACATTAAACAGCCCGCATTTTTCTTGTAAATCAGCAATAGAAAAAGATAGCAACTCTTTTAAATTGCTATCTTCGCTATTGTGAGAAATATGCATACGCTCTTTAAATTTTTTAAGAAGGTCATCTGATACTTCCATGCACAGCACCTACTTTTTTTTATCTTTTTTTGGTTCATCCAATCGCTTTAAAAAAGAAGTTCCCAAATTATCAGAGACTTCATCTGCACGTCTTACAGTCAATTCAATTTCTGTTCCTTTTTCATATACTTCTTTGGTATCTTTGTCTTTAAATTTCTTTAATACTTCAAATTTAGCCATTTACAATCACCCTTCCGGAGTTTGTTCCGCTGGCTTGATATTTAATGTCCATACAGCAGAAGCTTTATCGTCTTTCGCTTTACCGTACGCAAATTGTTTTGCAGCGTAAAGATTTAAATCTTCAATAGCAAGTGTTTGATCGTAAGTACCAATATCCAATGGTCCACCAATCAATGCATCGTAACGTTCGGCCACATAAGAAATGGCTTTCTTTTCTGGAACAAACAATGATTCGATAATGTTCAAATTGAACGGAAGTGCCGTAACATACACGCCGTTTGCATTTAAGCTTGTGTACTGTTTCTTAACATCCCATGCGTCTGTCGGATTGACTAGCAACGTAACCTTACCTGCAACGTTCAGTGGATGTCCATTTTCTTTCACAGAGTGGTATTTATACACATCTGTCAATTCATTCACAGTTGTTTTTGGATCAGCAAACGTTAGTGTACCAGTAGCTGCTTTTTCAGCATATACGCCATCTACTACCGTACTACCTTTTCCAACTTTACGATTCAAGCCGATGGGTTTGTCATTACCGTCCCCAACAATATACGCACTTTCGAGTGCAACAGCAAACGCTTCTTCAATTTGAGTAACAACAAAACGTTTGACCCATGCTGGACCGAATTTTTCAAGATCCTTAGGAACCACTACAAAAGCAGTCAGTTTGTTTTGAATAGATTCTTCGTCACTGAACGTTGCATCCAATTGACCTTTAATTTCGCCAAAGATTTTACCCCAAACCGCTACCCCGCTAGTTTCTGATTTCAAGAACTTAGTTCGCAAACCAGTTGTACGCATTCCGATGGAAGCTAAGAAAGGATGTTCAGTTGTTAAATCTTCGAAAATTTCATCAACAACTGTTTGCGGAAGCAATGTTTCTTCTTTGTAGCCAACTTCTCTATTAATATCATTAAAGAATTTAATTTCTTCGTTCGTGATATTTTTGTCTGTTCGGCTAGCTGAAATGTATTGATCTGCTTCTTGTCGTGCTTCTTTCTTAGCTTGATCCATGATGTCGGCAGCCATTGCATCTACCATTTCCACATATGCTTCGTTTTGAATTTCCTGCGTTTCTTCATTCTTCACAGCATTAACAAAAGCTGTGCGTTTTTCCTCGTAATTCGCGAGGTTGTTTTTTAATTTGATAGTCATAATTTATTTCCTCCTATTTTTGGGTATTAAAAAAGAAACCGTTTGAAAGGATTTTTATTTTCCTTTCGTGGTTTCTCTTCTTTAGTATTTGTTTGTTCTAATTGGTTTATTACTTTTCCTACAATTGCATCGATATCTAACTGCGGTGGTTTAATATTATTTATGATTTTCTCGATTGCATCCTGTGGTATTACCGGTGAGAGACTGGCAACTAATTGCGGTGCTTTCTCATTAGAAAACATTACTTCGTCGGCAAAACCGGCTTCTACTGCTTGTTGTGCGTTAAACCATGTAGTTTCACCCATTAGATTTAATAATTCATCCATGTTCTTTCCAGTCTTGTCCATATATGCGTTTGCCACAGATACATTGAAGCCTTTCGAAACTTTAGCTTCATGTTCAAGATCTCGATAATCTCCAAACACTCCGGAAGCAACATTGTGCACCATGATCTGGGCTGTAGGACTAATTTCCACTTTATCTCCCGCCATAGCAATGACCGAAGCCGCACTAGCAGCAATGCCTACAACTTGCACATTTACAGTGCCATTATAGCCCTTCAATGTAGTATAAATTTCACTACCAGCATACACATCGCCTCCGCCAGAATTGATAATTACATCAACCGGCTCATTGTTTTCAGGTAAAATGATATCGCGTGGGCTAGTGCTTTCCATATCAAGCATATCGTAAATCCATTTTTGATTGCTCGATATGATTGTTCCTTTGATCTCTAATTTCATCCATTCTCACCTCCTTCATCTGCTGACTGATAGTTTTTAGTAATTAAATATTTATCTAATTCCGGATTATCTACTCGTTCAGCGCCCAATAATTCTCGAACTTCATTACGATTAAATGAACCAGAGGCAACCAACTTATCTACAGCTTCTGCATTTTCTATAATGTCTTTTTTGTGTATGATTTTGATATGTTCACCCGCTAAAAACTCGTTGGAAGTAAATAATTTAGCGTTTAATTCATCTTCTAGCTTTTTAGTGAGAGGATCAATACAATATTCCATATATGCTTTCATATTATTACTCAAATCTGCCATATCCCCATGTAGCAGAGCAGAGGGAATGCCGAGAATACTAGCTACATAATCAATCATTTCTTTTCGAAGTTTTTTGATCTCATCAAAATTCTGGCTACTATTGACGCTAGACGTTCCAAACTCTTCATAGTTAAAGCCTTCTAGTTGAGGAACGATGGCAATCTCATTATTGTTAAATGCAGCATACAGTTTGTCGATGTAAGTCTGTAATTTTTTTTGTTTTTCATCATCCGCAATACCTGCCATTTTAAAATTAACAGCTCCACGAATTTGGAAGTTACGCATTTGCGCCCGAATCATGCGACCAAATAACTCACCGTAATCCTCAAACATGCCATCAGTAAATGCAGCTAGTCGCTCGTTTCCATATTCTAGAAAAATCACATCATCCATACTAAAATTACGATTATAACGATAATCTTTCACCGTAACCCCTTCAAAAACATCCGGATAAAGCGCGAACTCTTTTCTCACATAACTGTCAGCAATTAAAAAATCGTCCGTATCTGAAAGGACGATTAAGCACTCGTTATCATAGATTAATTTATAGATCACTTTTTCCCAGAAAGAACTCGAACTCATATCTGTATTTGGACGAACATTTAATTTATAATACAATCCGTCTCGTACACTGCTTTCTCCACTTTTCAATCTAAAATCAGATTTGGCGATCGTTCGTGCTATATGTTTTACACACGTATTTAAAGCCATTTTCTTCAAATAAACCTTTGTTGTTTTATCTTCTAAAAACTCTAAATCCCACATCCACTCAATTTCTTTGTTCCGTTTAAATATCTCCGAAAGAAATCCCAATATATCACCTCCTAAAACGTAATGGCATTAAGCATATTTAAAACTTCATCTACATCAAGGTCTTCTATTTCATCTGCACGCCATAGAGCATGGACAAACGCTTGAAATCCATCTGTCTTACGTCTATGTTCGTCTTTTTTTAGATATTCTTTATTGCCATCGGGTTTGATCTTTACTGCCACATTGTTTGTATACCAGCGCATGAGAGGGTTATCTCCAAACACAATACGATGATTTGCAAATAAAGTTTCAATCCGCGGGGCAAGTAAACTATGTGCTGCACGTGGATTCCGGATAATCTCCAGTTCGAATCCTTCTGCTTCAAACAGCGGGCGCATAAGATCCATTCGGAAGTTATCCCCAATGACCTTTTGAATACCGTAATTTTCCCGCATTTCAACAAACCAATTGACCACATGACGAGGGTCGATTGTAGGTTCATCTACAATGGTCAGTAATCCCTGCTTTTCCCATTCTTTGATGGGCGGTTTAAGGTTTGCGATATCCAAATATCCTTTTCTAGCAAATGAATGTGATTTCCAAATATAATCATCTCCCACACGGAACAGCAATCCAACAGCCGCGAAGTCCTTAACGCTTGCATAGTCAAATGCACCAATACAAGCTCGGTTTTGGAGTTCTGGCATTTCTCGGTTAGTTGCGAGAATATCTTTCCACGGCGCTACTACCTTTTCCAAGTCGACTTCTGGAAGGTTCATTCGTTTAGTCATGAACGCTTCTCTGCCGCTTGGATTATTCGTTAATGCTTCATATTGTTTTCTAACTTTATTTAGTAAGCGTTTAGAACGAGGACTTAATGGCTTTTCAAAAGCAGGATTTGCTTTTTCCCACATAGCTTCATTCTTGACTTCTGCTGGATCGTCTAGCTTACAAATAAAAGGAAACATGCGATCGTTAAGATTTTCGCCGCTTAAAATTGCTTTACTACGTTCTTCCAACTTGTCATAAAATCCCGCTCTCACAAATCCATTAGTACCAATAAAAAATTCTCTGGGATTCGCGACTTTGCCAAGTCCTCCAGAGAATACATCAATTATTTGTCTATCTTCATATTCATGTGTTTCATCATAAATAACACAGCCTTCACGACCACCATCTTTAGTTTTTGCATTTGACGTTTGAAATTTAAAAACACTGTTGGTTCCTTTGCCAATAATCTGTGCTTTCCACGCGTCAAAGCTGCCTTCCAATTTAGGATTTCCGTCTATTGTATTAAATACTTCTTTGAAACTAACTTTCGCTTGATCTTCGGAATTCGCCACTACCGAAACATCGTAATTGTTAATCCCATGTAGCGGACTTATAAAATAATTTGATAATGTACTTATAAACCCGTTCTTACCACCACCGCGACCAAGGGTTATAAAGAACTCTTCATAAAAAAGTTCATCATCTTCTTTAAAATATAAAAAAATAAATGGTGCAATAAACTTTTCCCAGTTGTCCAAAGGGAAGTACCATTTTTCACTAAAAGCAATATAATTTTCTATTTGCGTCTCATCAAAATATATATCATCTCTACTAAGAACATGTTCTTGTAAGTAATTTATTAGATCGATTCGTTCTTTATTGAGTAGTATTTTCCCGCTTTCGTACGACTGTATATAGTTATCGACATGTTTATTTGATATCATATCAAGTCACTACCATCTTGTTTATCATTTTCGCCTTTGAATATAAAAGAACGCTCAATAGATAATAATGAAGTGTTGATTCGATTTTTTTCTTGTATCGCTGGATTAGTTTTCGTGAATTTTTGCGAGCCGTTTTCAGTGACAACGACCGCTCCATCTGTTTCAATGCTTTTATCTAACTCATAATATATGCGTATTAAATTAATATAGCGATTGACTTTTTCAAGCTCTTTCTGACTAGTAGTATCAACCTTAGATAACAATTCTTTTTCTAACTTCTTTATGTTATATTCCACTTCAAGCCCTCCCTCCTTCATGAGACTTTTTAACATTTCTGCGGAGAAGACCCCCACACCGTTCCCCAGAGCCAAATTAAAGAGCAAACCTTTGACCCGGGGGTGTCACCATCGTTCATCGTTCACCCATTTATTTATCTTCCTTCTAAATTGAAAGCGATTATGTTTTTTGTTATGGCACTTTACACACAGAGTAGTGAGATTATCTATATCAAGCGCAAGTTCAGGATGATGTTCTAAATCCTTAATATGGTCTACATCGAGTCTTTTATGCTTGTTTGGGTCATGATAATCAGTAAACACCTTGCCTTGCCTCTTACACTCTTGACATTCATAGTTATCACGCTTTAATACTTCTTTACGTATGCTTACCCATGCCTTTGACTTGTAGAATGTATGACGTTCTGCTTGTGTTAGCATCAATCCACCCCTATATAAAAAGCCCAACACGAATGTGCTGGACTTCATTGTTCTATGTATCCGTGGTTATAAAACCACTTAAACTTCTACGGTATCACTCGTCAGTGATAGGTTTTTATCTTGCACTACTCACCGTGTTGTTTTGCCTTTGGCTTTCACAAGGGTGGAGATTATAAAGCCTTAACATCAGAACGTATCTGCTATTAAATAGAGATAAGGCATTGTCATTAATATACTCGGCAAGGATTTGCACCTTGCATAATTACATCAGCATTTGTCTATTCTTCATCTTCCTCCTGCTCCCAATTTTCCCGATCCCAATCGGTTATAATTATTTGTTGAACACTATAAGGATTATCTTTGGTCATATCATAAGATATTCTCAACTTACAATAATATGGTTTAACATCTAAAAACATTTCTTTCCACTTTTCTTCGGCTCGCAAATCTCCTTCAACTTGAAAAGAGTATGATTCTCCAGCTTCTATACGCTTATCAGCACACTCTGTTATTTCAATATTGCCAGTTTGATTCCTATAGTTGCCACTAACAATCTTACCCAAAATACTAATAGGTTCTTCAGTGATCATAGTGTTACTTGAAAAGAGTTCTCTCTCTGTATGGGTGATTGTTATTTCCTCATCACTACTAATACTAATTGATTTGACGCTTTCTCCATCTATAGAATCACTCATTTTTTTAATAGGTGCCGCTAAAGTTTTTGCTAATTCAGGAATGCCTTCTGGTGCATTTACGATGATAATATTTGTAACAGTGTTATCAGCGTTATTTACCACCGCCACTGCGCCAGAAGCTGGCGTTTGATTAATTTCCATCTTCTTCCCCTCCTTATCAGCGGTAGCTTTAATTTTCAAAAAATCATACACATGTTTAATTGATTTCATGATAACTGGCCCATGATCAATAGCAATGGGCACCAAAGGAATCAGAGTGGATGTGTATATCACACTCAGTACTGTTAAAAAAGAACCTTCTTTTACTTCATTTATTTTTATAGTAAGTTGCTCTCTATCTTCCTTGGTAAACCTTTTTTTGTTATTAAAATGTAAGTATGTTTTGTTTACCAAATTTTCAAACGAAGTTAAAGATTCTAAAACTTTATCCAGACTATAACCAGTTTCTTTAACCATGTCATCTCCAGTAATTTTAAAAGTAATAGATTCACTAGTTAAATCTTCAGGAGTATTTGCCATCTTCATCTTCCACCCTTTTTTTACTTTAAATATACATGTATGTCAATTAAATTACAAGTCCCATTCAAGACATAAAAAACCACCCATGACTAGCACAGATGGTAAAAGGGTTTTAAAGAAGTGAATCAACTCATGACAGTTGTGTTTGGAATTCCATTCACTTCTCTACCCTATAATATTAACATGAAAAAACATGTCAAACGGGTCATAAACGGGTCAACTTTTTTAATAACCTAATCGCGCGGCAATTTTATAAATAATCTCTTTCCGTTTTCTTTTAGCTGTGCTTTCACTAATATTCAACTTACATGCAATCCATAACCATGTTGGTCTACTCCTATCCCAGTATCTAAAATGAATCAGTTGCTTATCTTCATCAGACAAAGTGCTCAATACCGTATCAATTGCTCTGACAATATCAGACATTCTTTGTATTTCTTTATCGACTTGTAATAGCATAACACGTTGTTCTACTTCATTTGATATCTGACCAGAAGAACCACCACCTTGGTTCTCATCTTTGAATTCTTGATGTATAGATCCCATGACGATGTTTGCACGTTTTTCTAGTATTTCTTTTTTTGTAGAATGATAGTAACGAAGTTCATCTTCAATTAATTTATAATGCGCTTGTCGTAATCGTTTTGACATTTAATCACTCTCCTAATAAAATTCTATCTCACACGTTTTGCCTAGTCTTTGTTCAATTAGTTTTTTCAGTTCTTCCTTGTTGACATGCGCCGTACAATACTGTTTTTCTTGATTTCCAAATATCGTTGTAAAGTTAATAAACTGTTTTAGAAATTCTTTAGCATCTCTTTCGTATCTATCATTTTCAAACATTTTTAACCTTTCATATTTATCTAAACTGATATTTACATATTCCTCCATTGTCAACCAGCCCCAATTTTTTATATTTTAGCAATACTTGTAAAGGCGAAGAGTCACTTGTCATTTACGACTCCCATTCATATCCTCAACCATGACAAGAGAAATGATTAATAGTAAAATAAATTCTGCTTCTGCAAGACTAAGAAAGCCGAAAGCGCGCAATAATACGGTAATGAAAATCATAGAAAAATAAAACGAACTTAATGTTTTAAACATTCAATCACTCTCCTCTCATTCAACTTAGCTAGTCTTCTGCGACTATTTGACTTACATACTTTTTAACTGTTATATAAGAACTCACAAGTAAAGCCCCTACGACTACCGTTTCTATAGACCAAATAGTCAATGTACTAATTTTAATAAATAACGTAAATGAATTACTCCAAATCAGATGTGCCCAAACACCCATAATTGGTATCACTATACTAAAAAGCCACAATAGTAAATACACCAGCATTGCCTCGATTATATTCTTTGCCTTTGTTCTTAATCTATCTTTTTCAAACCGATTCATTTACAATCACTCTCCATCCATTCAATCAAATCATTTAAATAAAACTGTGCTTTCTTTAAATCCTCAATGCCATTCTTGTGCTCGTATCTTGAGACATATTTAAGTATGTTTCCTACAGCATATGACGGATAATCCTTTACTTTTGCTTTAATGTAGTCAAGTGTTTCAATACCGCCTGCTGTGTAATGTGATGGGTTGTTTACGTTGTCAGTATTTTGTTTTTTCATAGATACTCCATTGGATGCAAATGCTTTCATGGCATTTGCGGTGTTCTCAAACCACTTTGAAACTTCGTCTTGTTTCACTTTGTATTTTTCAATTGGTGTATCAGGGTAGTTATCTTCAGCATAAGAAAGAGTCCCATAACTCACTCCCTCTTCATCTACAAATAGAGCACTATCTTGCTTATACCGTTCCCAAAGCTGCGAGTCATCTTGCGTAGTAGCCTCACCAAAAAACCACGTCCATCCCTCGTTTTTCAAGTTTTCCAGTAACGCATCGTAATCTTCTTGTGTTTCTGTGTGATATATTTTCACTCGTCGGCACCCTCCATCTCATTTTTTACTGCTCTTTTTCGCAATAAACGTTCGTATTTTCGCCGTGCTTTCTTATCGCTTCCGCGGCACTCCTTGAATGAGGCGTCACGTGTGAATAGTAAATCGTTGTATACTCTATTACTTTTTTTACGGAAAAAGTTGTCGTAGGTCATCTACAATACCATGTATGGCGCAATAGATTCTACGCCATCTATGCATATTATTTTTCTTTTCTCTATGGATTCTATGGTTGGCAGAGACCCACGTTCTGCTGCATTTTTTAAAAAATAGTACATATTTTTGAACCCTAGCATATTATCAGTGTGGAATTGCACACGTTTTACTGGCATACGTAGTTCAACTAATTGTTTAACCAGCTCAAAACCATTCATAAATTCGTCACCCAAATCGTGGTCTAATGATAAAAGCTCGATAGTCGGATAATCATGCGCTTCACACCAACATAAAAAGGACTCGGCTGTTAAAAACGAATGAGTATACTTTTCGGGGGCTAATCGCAAGTCATCTATAAAAATGTTCATTGCGTACCATACCTCCATTCCGATTGTTTAATTAATAATTCGCCATTTCCCTGACTGCCTACCGAAGTTGGTTGCGCTGCTTTTATCTGACAACGCAATATCAAACTTACTGCCTTTTATTGCACCGCCACGATCGCGCACAATTGCCCGAATAACATTGCCATTTACCTCGATTTCCAGCTTCGTATTGAACGGAATTTCTGGCGGTGCTGCAACAATTTGGTAACCTTCGCAGGTTTGCGATTTATGTAAGTTGTCGCCTTTCGCTGTAACCCCGTTGCCCTGCATTGCGTGCTCACTAGTGTCTGTTGGCGGATAGTATGCCGTAAATTCCCCGGTTCGCCAATGCGTTTTAGCGCCTATTTGCTCTGTTTTAATGCTGGGGGCAGTATTAACCTTCGAGCTGCTTAATTGCTTTTTTAAACGCTCAATTTCCCGATTGCGTTCAGCAAGTTGTTGCTCTAATTCCTTGGCTTTGTCCGCATTTGCTTCGGCGTCGGATTGCCAGCTTGCTGCATTTGGCATGACTTGCTGGGCAACCTCGCTAGTTTCTTTTGCCGGAATTTGCGGACTGACTCCGGCGGACAGTGACGCGGTTATTAAAATACTTGCTATAATTGATTGGATAATTAGCCTCCTAAATGTCGCTTAATAGTGACTCAATTGCTGATACATTTGCGCCGCCTACTTGACGCCTTACCTCAATAATTTGCCCCTCTTCGGTGCTTCGATATAAAACAAGGGTCGGCGTTGACTGCACACCACATGTGCGAAAAACTTCTTCGCCATCAATTTCTAATTTACGTTTTTCAAAAACTACATTTGCAGGTAGTTCGACTTGTTGAAGCGCTAGACTTGTCATAATGCAAGGACTACAGTTTTCTTTGCTAAACAACGATAAAATATAATAACTATTTTTCATTTTAGGACTCTCCTTCGTCATCTGTTAGCGCAACTAAGCCGCACAGCAACCCGACCGCTACCGCAACAAGTGCGAATGCTTCGACCGGAATAGCAGCAATTAAGCCGAAAATCGTGCCAAGCCAGCCAATGCCGACCAAAATAATGTAAACTAATGCTGTAAACATTAGCCAAACTAGTAAAAACAGTGAAACTTTATGTATATATTTCATTAAATCAATCCTTCCTTAACCGCTTTATATAGCGCTAGAGAACATGCGTCGCTTTCGTCGTCGCTGGCAAATTCGCCCTTAAAGGCTGTCCATTTACGCACTGAATCGGCGACTTCCTGCTTCGTTGCCTTACCGTTTCCGGCAACAGCTTTAAAGTGAGTGCCCGGCGTGATTGGCTCGTCTGTATAAACTAAGTCGAACACATTAAGCGCTTGGTCCACCGCCGACCATGCCGCGAAAACAGGGGCGTTCTGCTTCCACGTGCGACCTTGAAACAGCTCGCGGACTACAAAGTCGAAGCCCTTGCCCCGGTTGCACTCAATAAAATGCACCGCCCACGCATACACGATTGAAGTGCGCACTGCTATGGAGTCTTTTGTTGTCGTTTTAATATTACTTTTGTCAATTATGGTAGCTTGACCGTTTCGGACTTCAATTAAGGCAGCGCCCGGCTGTCCGAGTGAAATGTCGAAAGCTAAAATGCGCACTGGCTTAATCATGTTCGCCGCTTTCTTTCACAGGCTCATAAACGGCGAGGTATTCGTCTTCCCAGCTGTCAAAATAAAAGTGCTCATCTATTGCGATATTAAAGAAAAAATCATTATCTAAATCTTTAGCTAATTCAGCGACTCGACGCACCCAGCTGCCCACACGCCCATCCATTTTATTTATTATTACAACGTCGTCAACTCGCGGCTCCCTATCGACTTTTATATACATTTTATCTTCGTACGGAATAAAGTTAGGTGTAATATTTCTTGCTAGTTGCTCTGCAGATACCTCTTCATTTGTGGTCAACTCGCCAATTTCTATCGTGATATTGACGGGGATATATGCGGTAATATTTTTACTTTGTGCCATTTTTACCTCTCCTTTCAACTAAGTCTTCATATGCGTCAATAAGTTGCGTTTTTATATAATCGGGTTGGCTCGAAGCTTTAACTCGGCGCACATAAGTGCGAACCTCAGCAACTTCTTCGTCGGTAAGATACTTAGCTGTTGCGTCCTTAAAATTATTGAATGTCCAAGTATCAATTTCGAATGGGGGAGCCTGCCGCCGCTCGACTGCGTCAAGTACTTCCGCAAAATATTCGAAGAGCTGGTTGCGGTCATTGTCGTCGATGGAAATGCCGAAGCACTTTAGGTCAGGCGCTTCTTTGAATGTTTGAAACCAGTTTTTCTTACTTAAATTAACGTATAAAATTAAGTAATAATCTAGCGGCGCACCTGTGTTGGGATCGCGATACATATGCGAATATGCAACTGTTTGTTTAACATGCTTTTCGTCAGCTTCACGCATACTATAGTCGCTAGTCTTGCTATAAGTCGTTTGCTTCGATTTTATTTCGAGCCCAATGCGATACTGTTTGCCGTCGGAATCTGTATAAAGCATAATGCCATCGCAAGTTCCATATAGATTGAACCGGTGGTTTTTGTAGCTAACCGGCGTGCATTTCTTCGCAAAGTCCTCTAACACTGGCGTGCCGTTGTCGTTTTTTTCGAATACAAACGGCGGTTTATTGCCGGTTTTCGCTTCGAAGTGTTTTTCGATAAACAATAAATCTCGTTGAATCATGTCGCCTGTTGCTGTTCCGATTGTGGTCCACCGTTTTTGGTGCGGTGGTTGTCCGCCAACGTCGCGTTTTGCGCCATTCTGCTTCATAAACAACTCGTGTTGACTGCTACCGCTCGAGGATGGGCTAAAATACGGCACACCTCGCTCCGGCCAGAGCTTCGGCGGGTTTGTATACCATTTGTGAATTTGCGAGTCCAGCTTATCGTCCCAAATTTCAGGCAAGCTATGATAATCATTCAATAAGTTAATAAATTCATCTGCAACTTTTTGTATATTTAAAATTAAACTTCGCTCTCCTTTTCCTTGAGTCGCTTACCAGCATTCCACATTTCTATCACAAATAACATCCCTTGCACCGCAGTTAGTGTGCCCTCTTGTTGCAAATTATCCAGCACTTCAGCTAACACACCGCTGATAAGCTCGGTTGTATCATCTGCACCTTCCTCGTAGCCCTTTTCAAACTCGGTTTTATCATTCAAAATAAAAACTCCTTTCTAACTTGCGCTAATTTGTCACGTAAAACTGGCATCATCAGACCACTTTCTTTGTCGGAGCTAAGTCGTTTCTTTAACGTATTTGTCAACGGCTTGGTCGTTGCGCTACTAACATGGCCTACTAAATCAGTTCGGTTGCGGAATGTTTTTACAATAACTAACTCTAATAGCTCATTTGTTTGTACATTTCGCACAATAAAGCGATCTTTTACCTTGCTAAAATCTTGGTATGTTTGAAGCGCCTCAACTACTTCATAGGATTCGGTTTCGCTGATAGACAATTTACCAGCTGTTCGCAGCGCCTCTAAATCGCGATTTTCAAGTTTTAATTTTGACATTTAATAGCCCCTTTTCTCCGTGAATTCTTGCCAGCGAACTGCGTCGCCCCATCTTTCCATGTATATTTCGACGTCGCTTTCATTTTCGACACCGTCGAGCAAATAAGACTGTGTCATCACATTTACCAACATGCCGCGCTCATGTTCTGTTATGTCAAGTGGGGCTTCGACAAGTATTTCGTCGTGAACAGTTGCAAGTTGCTTAAAGTCGCGCCCGTTCTGCCGCCATTCGGCTAACATTTCGCACATTTTGTTCATTGTGATTTTAGTCTGTATTGCCGCCTCACCTTGAATCGGCGCATTGGTGCTTTGTAAAAGCGGTCGGTAGTCTCCTTTCAATGCGTCAGGTAAACGCCTTTTGCGGCACTCTTTGCCAATCCACACAAACCCGTTGCGCTTCACAAATTGACGTTGTTCTTGTGCCCATTTTTTCAAGCGGGGCATTTGTTGCCCTAATTTTTCTTTTAATTCATGTGCCTCATCTTTTGATATACCTAGTTGCTCGCCCATTGTGCGGTCACCTGTGCCATAAATGTATGCAAGAAAGCCAGTTTTTGCACGCTTCCGCTCAACGCTATCTTTGTCTATTTCATCGTAATCTTTGTGATAGGCAATCGTTGCAAGGGCGATGTAAGGGTCTTTTCCTTCCCGGAACGCGTCCAGTAAAAACGGTTCTTGGACCTTCGCCGCAGCAATGCGCCCTTCTTGGTTTCCAAAATCGAGCCCAACAATCACTTTATTTTCCGGTGCAACAATTATTTTTCGGGCTTCGGCTGGCAAGTTTTGCGCATTAAATCCGCCGCTACTACTTAGGCGCCCCGTCTTTGCGCCGTTTGCGCGGTAGCTGGGGTGTAGTCTCCCCGTTTTTTCTTCGACTAACTTCGGTAACACACTTATGTATGTACTGTATAATTTTGCGTCCCCTTTGAATTTTAAGTATTTTTGAATAAGCGGAAATTGACCAGCTAGCGGTTTTAATACTTTCTTTGCGTCGACACTTTCCAGCTTCGTACCCGTCAATTTTTCTAGCTCAGGTTTAAGTTGTGCTGGACTGTTGATATTTATGCCGTCAAAAGCTTCTACAAGCTCATTCTCTAGCGTGCCAATTTCGTTCTTTAAGCGCTCAGCATATTCAGCTGCATACGCTTCATCTATTTTAAATCCAGTCGACTCCGTATCTAATATGGTCGAAACAAACGGCATTTCGACTTCGAAAAAATACTTTTCGAGGGATGGAAATCGTTTTAAATGTTTGTGTTGAAAATTCATTAAGCGCATAGTTAAATCGGAATCTTTTATTGCATATGCGCCAGCAACTTTTAAATCGCTAACCTCATTAAATCCTTTGTTGCCGAAAAGTTCTTTATATGTTAGCGACGGAATTTTTAAGTAAGCTGTTGCAAGATTTTTTAAAGCAAAACTAGCTTCGTTTTCGTTCAGCATGACCATAGCCGGCATAGTATCGAACCATAAATTTTCTAACTGTATGCCTAAGTCATTCGCTAAAATCGCTTTATCAAAACCGCCGTTATGCGCAACTTTTCTTAACCGCTTATCTTCGTAAAATGGCTTTAATTTTTCAGCAACATACTCTGCGTTTAGCTGTGTTTCATCTGTATCGTGCCGCACTGGAATATATGCGTGTATATCTGCGCTATAACAGCCAACTACATGACCCACGAGGTAATCCTGATAGACGTTTGTGCCCGTCGTTTCCACATCGAAAATCATTATTTCTTCCTTTTCTAAAAGGCTTAAAAGCTTGTTAAATTGTTCCTCGGTCTGAATCAACCAATAGTTGCTTGGCATATTATCGACCATATCCGCAAGTATTTCTTGTTGAATAATCGATTTTACTTCGGGATAAATTAGCTTTACCTCAGCTTTACTAAGACGTCTGCCCTTCGCAACCGCGGTAGGCTCGCGTCCAACTTTTCCGGCTTCTAGCGCGGCTTTTACTTCGGAAATCATGCGAACCTCTGCCGGCGTATTTTTCATAGCTTCAATGCGAGCCCACGCCTCTTCTAACGTTTCCAAACTCCCTTTTTTGCGTCCAGCGGCAGTTTTCAGCGCCGACTTACAGACAGAATCCGTGCCAGTGTTTAACGACAATTTTATTTTCGGTGCCATGCGGAACCCCCTTACTCTTTGCCTTTTAGACGGTAAACATTAAAGTCATCGCCGCGGGTATCGTATTCGTCACCGTCGTCGTCCAGGATTATTGCGCCGTTATCAACACCAGATGACCTAACTAAATATGCTATAGTTGGTGTTAAGAAACCATATGGTGCGGTTTCATAGACAATAAAGTCGCCTTGCCTAGCGGGACCCTGTACCTTTTTGAACGGTTGCCCATGAATTTCGAGTTCATCATCGCATGAATATGTGGTAATTGCCGCCATCCGTGTGAGAAACGTCAGCACCTCGTCAACACTGCCCTCTATCGTTGTGCCGTCCGCAATCTTATACTTAATCAATCTGCCGCGCCTCCTAATTTGATATATTTTGTTGCAGTTGTGTCGCTATTATTTTCATTTAACCAGTATTCTTTTTTGCCGCGGCATTCAAAGAAATAACCAATACTTCCTTCAATGCCAATTATGTAGTCTATTTCGTTGGTACTGTAAGCTTCCCCACTATTTTTTGTTGCATAAATTACTGGTTGATTTTCGCGATCAGCTCGCCGACGAGCGGTTTTTACTTGCACGCGGTGATACTCCCCAGTTTCGGGGTCGCGCCCTAAAAGGTCATAACACTCTGCGACAATGGGGCGGCTAACCTCCCAGCCCAACTCAGTTAAGAGTAGGCTAGCAGCGGTTAGCTCGCTTACTTCGCCGCGAATGGAAGTCGCATGTGCCAATTAAAACGCCTCTGTTGGGTCGATTTCAGGTGCCTCTAAGTCGATTAGAGAAACGTCAAAGCCCGACGCAAGTAGCGACTCAATTTGCGCTTTTTCATCCGCGATAAAAGTAAGTCCTTCAAAATTAACTGTTACATTTTCCGCAGTCAATTCCTTGAAGTTTTTAGCGGCAGTTTCGCTTAAATCTTCTTCAAACGTTGCTGTTAATGAAACTTTCGTATCTGTTTTTTGACCTGTTTTTGAAAGTTCGAGCGGTGTGGTTTCTAGGCGCCCCTTTTCTTCATATTTTTCAATAACAGAAATAACAGCTTCCGCTTGATTTTTCGTAAAATCTATGTAAATTACTTCGCCAGACTCTAAATCAATGAACGGCACAATATACTTACGTTTAGAACGATACTCCGACGCTTTTGTGCGCAATGGTTTAACCTCAGCGTCTTCTTTACTTTTACCTGCCTCAACTAATTCGTTCGCCTTGTCCTGATAATATTTTGACGCTAGGTCCCACGGCGTTAATTCATCAGTAGCGTAACCTCTTGCATTTTTAATGCTTGGTTTTTCTGCTTCAAAGCTATTTACCTTTTTGAAAATTCCGTAACTGTCGTATGCTGCAATATTTTCAAGCGGTAATGCCTTTACTAAAAATGTCGAACCTGATTTCAACGATGTAAAAGTACTTCTTTCGCTACTTCCAGCACCTTCTTGTGTTGCGCCTCTCAATGCTGAAATAGCTTCTTTTCCAACAATTGCCAACTGCAAAACTCCTTTTGAAATGTATTTTGTTCGAGCCTCGGACCAAGTGTGCACCCTTTTCCCACGCCCGCAAAACAGCACGATCGTAGCCAAACCGTTCACGCTGTTTTGCCGACGTAGAACTTGCCGGCTTAAATATCAATTAATTTATCTGCTTGCGTGCGCATGATTTTAAGTTCTTTTTCGGCTTCATTGCGTTTAGTCTGCACTTTTTCCAATTCAGTATTTAGTTTTTGCAAACTTCTACTAATTTTCGAAACTGCACGCGGATTTTTAGTTCGCGCAAGCTTCGCAGTTTCCTCGCTTATTTGCGAGTATAAAAGCGCAGTTGTATTTAATAATTCTTTATTGACTTTATTATATGCTCGCTTTGCTTTGTTAAATTCTTTATCTAAAAAGCGCGCTACTTTTTGCTTTAGAGGGTCGTCAATAGTTTTATAACATGTGCGCACAATAGCTTTATTATTGTTGTGTGTAACAACAAAAGTTACGCTGTCAACCTCATATTCATATGTATTTTTCCCGGTCATTCTAGTTGCGTCTTTCCCTTTTAACTTGTTCTCCGCCCATCTTGGTGCTGTGTCGGATGGTATTTTAAGCCGCTCTTTTGCTCGTTTAATTGCGTGCTCTGTCATAATAATTTTAGTTGACATTTTCAATTTGTATCAGCTCCTTAACACTTTCTTATTATATCGCATATATGCGATTATGTAAACGCACTAATTAGAAATATTTAATAATTTTTCATTTGCGTCTTTAAAGGGCGCATACTCTGCATATTCTAACCGAAAAAGTCCGCCAAACGCATGTTTTGCCTGCTTATTTAAAAGCGCACCTTTTTCATCATTGTCGCCACCTAAAATAATTTTAGTAACATTTAACCGCTTGATTAGCTCCATTTGTTGCTCACTCATCACGCTACTGCCTACCGCAATACCAACCACATCCGCGTCAAGCAAACACCAACTCATTGCGTCAATTTCTGCCTCACATACTGCAACGGTTGCAGATCGCTCACGTTTAGCAACATCGAGACCGAACACTAATTCATTTAATGACGTTGCTTCGTTCTCATACCAAAATTCTTTCTTGTCTGCACGTCGGTACTTAACGTTTGCTACCTTGCCATCTTTTGTGCGCCAGGGCATTACCGCCTTTTTACTATCGCCACCTACGCCGTACCGCTGTTGAACTGATTTTGCGAGGCCCCTTTTTTCTAAATATTCGCTAGGTTTCAAACATTCAAAGCCACTTAGCGCAATAATCTCCGTTGACTTTTCTAACGTTTGTATGGCAGGTTTTATTTTCAACTGTTCTAGGTCAGGAAATCCGTACTTTTCTTCGAGCCAGTCCGCGGTCATGCTGTAAGACCAGCCTTTCAATAGCGCTAAAAGCCAAACGAAATTGCCTTTTGTTTTCGAGACATCCACCGCACCAGAATCAGACCAAACCCCTGTTTGCAAATTAACAAAAAAAGATGGGCGGTTATCTTCGCGAAATGGGCTCGCTGCGATTAATTTGCCCTCGGTCCAACGCGCATGCTCCCAGTCGTATTGACCCAACTCCTCGATTATATCTACATGCAATACATTTTCACTTATGTCAATAACAATCACTTGCAGAACCTCCTATACTAATCCGCCCAATATTTCATATATTCAAGAGTTGCCAGCCAACGGGCTGTAAAAGCGTGGGCGCTCTTTTCTTCAAATAGTAACGTCGGCTCTCCGTTCTCGTGATCCTCTATGATGCTTGGTTTCATCCTACTATTTACTAACATATAATCAAATGCTTGTTTAATTGTTTTAAAATAAGGACCTGTAACATAGGTATGATGGTCGCTATATGACTCGCCATTGTCAAATTCGTAGTAAAACACCAAATTTTTTCCAGCTAACTTTTTGTCAGTTTCAATAATCCACTTTTCAATCTCTACCGTATAAATCCCCCCTAAAATTCGCGTACCAGTGCGGCTGTGTAGTCAAGTTCTTCAACAACACCGTAGCTCGGCATAAACACAAGCTCCGCCTGCTTTCCTTCGCCGCCACTACGCCCCTTTTTTATCTCAATAACGCCAGTGTTATCAACAGAGTCGAACGCTAGTAGTGCCGCAGCGTCTTCCAGTATAGCTTTAGATTTTTTGACGGACTCACGGCTCGGAATGCTTATTGTGCGAATGCCATCGTCAAATTTTTCTTTTTCTTCTTCTGCTTGTGTGACAACATGTATTACGCATTTCATTTTGCCGGCAAGTCGCCGTAGTTTCTTACTTGTAGCTGCTACGTCACCACCTGCGGTTTTACTTGTATTTTGCTCGAAGTCCATGTAATAAATCGGATCAATAACAACCACATTCGCTTTTGTTGCTTCTATATCTGCTTGCAATGCTGCTAAATTTCGCTGGTCAAAGTCATCATCATCTACCGAGCGTAATGTAATTGTGCCTTTTATATGTTGCCCCTCCGCCAATTCTAATGCGAAAACGCGAAAAGCTTCTTCAAACTCCGCAGGCAAGTCGCCTTGTTGCAAATTCCGATTAAAAAACCCAGTTTCGTATTTAGTTCCGTCAATTTCCGCCTTAAATATTTTACGTCGGGCGCTCAAACTACTGTAAGCGCGCGCCATCCACTCGAACCAAGGCATTTCCAGCGCCCAAATGAGCACGTTTGCGCCGTCGACCGCCGCCTGCAACGCTTCTTCCATCGTAATAATTGACTTGCCGCGCCCAGAACGACCATACCATGCGTAAGTATTTCCTTCTGTATAGCCGCCAAGCTCCTGTTCCACTGTCGGAAACTTAGAGTGCCAAATTTTATTACTTTCGCCAGCCTTGCGTTTTTCATATTCGGTCAAAAACTTCTCAGAGTCCAACACTACATCTGTGCCAATCCCGCGCGACACTTTCGTTTGCACTTCGATTTCATGTAACGCCTTTTGCATGTATGCAATAAATTCAGCACTTTCCATGTCGTCAAATTTCGCTTGCATGGACGGGTCTTCGAGCAGCTTGAACACCGCTACTTTGCCGCTGTAATCCTTGACCTGCTTCGCCAAATATGTATAAGTGTCGGTGATTTCAGGCACATATTCAAAGTTTTCAACCTGCGTCGACAAAGTTGCGTAACTCGGCACAACGCCTTCTTTTTCGTAATAATCGTGAATGAAATCGAAGGTTTGTCGGTCGGATTTCGTAGGCATATCGCTAGCTTGAATATTATATTTTGTTAACGGTGAAATATCAGCGTCATTTACTACTTTATTCAGTAGCAACTGCGCAAATTGTTTATTTGCCATTTCCTTCGCTCATTTCTATTAAATTTTTCATCAAGTCGTATGCCGCTTTTTCCTGCGCTTGGAATTCGCTTAAACCTGTACTTTTATATAACTTTTGTGCGCTCAGGGCAATATCTAAAAGCTCGTCTATGTTGTTAACCTGCTGTTCACGCGTTGAAGGCGCTGCCTTATTTGCGTTTAGCATTGCGGTTGTAAGTGTACCTGTTCGCAAGTATTCACTGCTATACTTTGCGCGACACACAAGTTCAACATCTTCTATGTAAGCGAAGTTATACTCGCCGTTCACGCCTGTTAAATCGAGCTCGATTTCGGACCATTTCGCGTCGGACGTCTCAATATTATGTGTATTAATTGTGTCGATGTAATAAAGTGTTTCGTATCCTTTCACATGTACTAGATCACCAGCGCCAACATGTATTTTTCTCAATACGTCACCTACTTCCGTCTATTTTTAGTCTAATTCATAAATATATTAAAACATGTAGTACGAGTCATATTCGATGATTTTACTGAAAGTTATATTTTATAAAAATTCCATTCATGCTTTTTCATGTGATATAATTATTTTTATTGGGGGTGATTTACATGAAACTAAACCATGAGTGTGTGCGGAAGCTGCTCCTCGAAATCGAAGATAAACAAGATTTCTTATTTCAAAACTTCAATTATGAGGAATTAAAACAGTTTGATTGCTTTAAAGAATTTGGGCATGATGTTTTATTCTATACATTATACAGATTAAAAGAGGCTGATTTTATTGACTTTAGTCACAAAATAATTAATGGTAAAATCCACTTTTTTTCCTTGTCGAAAATCACTTGGAAAGGTCACGAATTTCTTGATAATATACGTGATGATAAAGTTTGGAAGAATACTAAAGAGATTGCTTCCACTTTCACGAGTGCGTCTATCAGCTTCTTATCAAAAATTGCATTTAATCTATTGTCTGAATCAGTGAAGAAACACCTAGGAATTAAGTAAACGGTTTGCTTCATTGATGATTATTTGTTCTGTCATTGTTATTCAACCTC